GGTAGTATTGCTATTGCATATACTGTTTGGGCAGTAAAACGTGGTGGTGGGCGTAAGATTGTTAACGAAGTTTACAAAATGGTTAAGAAATCAAATAACTTAAATAGACTAGTAACACTAAGTCCTCTCACAGATATGGCACGTAAGTTTCATTTAGCAAATGGTGCAAAAGAATTACAAGTAAACGAAACAAGTCAAAACTTCGAGTATGATATAGAATTAGAAGAATGGGAAAAGTACTTGGAAAGAGCAAAACAATTATTTAAGAAAGTACAATAATGTACTGTATTAGTTATTCATCAGGATCATATGGAAACTTTGTAGCATGGGCACTAGAGTGGATGGCTGGAAAATATGACGTAAACTATAGACCTTTTGATAATCAACATACAAGCCATAATTGGAAAAGAACATTTAGGACTGTTGATGAAGCCATTAAAAAACCAATAAACAATACTATATTACACCCTATTACACATAAAGATGATAAATTAGAGCAAGTATTAGTAAAATTGAAATCTAGTTTTGATAAAATCGTGTTATTATACCCTAAAGAAGAAGATTTTCTATGGTCAATGAATAATAAACAACACAAAGTATACAAAAAATTATGGACTGAAGTTGATCAAGAATTCCTACAAAGTATTAATGAAAATTACAAAAACCCTCAAAAATGGCAAATACGTGAGCATTTAAGTTTATGGTTGTATGACCAACATTTATCTGAGACAAAAACAGAAACAATTAGCAAACTAAAAGACACAGAAAATGTAAAGACTATTTCTACATCAGACTTAAAAGACAACTTTATAACAACTATGAAAGACTTATCTAAATATCTAAACACAACTAATACAAGAGAAGATAGTGAGTTGAAAACATTACATACAGATTGGTGTAAAAACGAGATATATATGGGAAAAGATATGTTAGTAAATAATATAGTTGACGCAATACTCAATAATAAAGAAATAGAGATGACTAATTTAACTATTATTGACGAATCTCAAATTCAAAGATTACTTAGGAAAAATGGATATAAAATAAAATGTTATGGGTTAGATGACTGGCCTAGGACAACAACAAAACTAAGAGAGTTATTATATGTTTGATAAAATAAAAAAAGTGCTAAAAGGTAAAGAACCTGAAAAAAAGTCTAAAGCAAAGCCTAAAAAATCTGAAAAAGAAATAGCAACTGAAAAAGGTGAACCTTGGGTAAGTGTACTAAGTATGGAACTAGAAAGTGGTTCGTTAGATAGAGGAGCATTTGAATTAGATTGGAATGATCTATTTGTTGCTAAACTTGTACGTGCTGGTTATCAAGGTAAAACAGATAATGATATTGTTGATAACTGGTTTCAAGATGTGTGTCGTAATATTGTTTTAGAAAGTTTTGAGAAAGAACAAGCACAAAGCAATGTTGAAAATATTGATAATGCAAGGAAAGCATACAAGTGATATACATAAACGGTGATAGCCATAGTGCTGGAGCAGAAATAATAAATGATTATTGTTTTGCAGAGGACGATAGGCGGTTTACTGCACTAGGAAAAAGACCACACCCTGAAAATATTCCTTATACATTCGGCTATAAGTTAGCAAATGCTCTTAACCAACCATTCTGGTTAGATGCTGAAAGTGCAAGTAGCAATGATAGAATCATACGAACCACAAGAAAAGCAATTTCTGAAACTGTTAATAAACAAAAAATGTTTATTATTATAGGGTGGGCTACTTTTGAAAGAGAAGAATGGCAGTACAAAGACGGTTATATACAAGTTACTGCTAGTGGTACTGATAGTGTACCAGAAGAATATGTAAACAAATATAAAACCTGGGTTTCTGAACAAACAGAAAAAGAGTTAGATAAAAAAACAAAATTATGGCATGACAAAATTTATGACTTTCATTTAGAACTTAGAAAAGAAAATATAAAACATTTATTTTTTAATACATATCTTTATTTTGACATAATTGAAAAACAAAAAGATTGGCATAATCAATTTTTAAATCCTTATAGCCAGGATGAAACATATTTTTACTGGTGCAAAAATAAACAATTTAAAACAAGAAATAATGGTTATCATTATGGTGCTGATGCACACAATGAATACTTCTTATATCTTTTAGATAAAGTAAAAGATCAATTTGTTATGAAAACTGGGTTGACAGATATGCCTAAACGTAGTATATTAACTAAAGTTAAAGAGAAAATTATGAGGCAATAATGGCTACATACTTGTTAGTAGATACTATGAATACATTCTTTCGTGCAAAGCATGTTGTACGCGGAGATATAAGTGAAAAAGTTGGCATGGCACTACATGTTACACTAAATGCAATCAACAAATGTTACAAACAATTTGATGCTGATCATGTAGTATTTGCACTAGAAGGACGTAGCTGGCGTAAAGATTTTTACAAACCCTATAAAGCAAATCGTAAGGTTGCACGTGATGCACTAACTCCAAAAGAAGCAGAAGAAGACGTTGCATTTTTTGAAGCATATGATGATTTCCTAAAATTTATAAATGAACGTACAAATTGTAGTACTATAAAATGTGATATTGCAGAAGCAGATGATATTATTGCACGTTGGATAGATAAACATCCTAATGATAATCATATTATTGTAAGCAGTGATACGGACTTTGTACAACTATTATCTGACAACGTACACCAGTATAATGGCATTACAAAAGAAACTATTAAGTTAGATGGTGTCTATGATGACAAAGGTAAGCCTGTAATAGATAAGAAGACTAAAGAACATAAAGTACCTGCTGCACCTAAATATCAATTGTTTAAAAAGTGTATGCGAGGTGATAGCAGTGATAATGTATTCAGTGCTTATCCTGGTGTTAGAGAAAAAGGTACTAAGAACAAAGTAGGTTTATTAGAAGCATATGCTGATAAAGACACAAAGGGGTTCAATTGGAATAACTTAATGTTACAACGTTGGACAGATCACAACGGTAAGGAACACAGAGTATTAGATGACTATGAACGTAACGTTACACTAGTGGATCTTACTGCACAACCTGAAGAAATACGTGATTATGTAGATGAAATAATTGATGCTCACCTGAAAGCAAAAAATAAATCCATGGTAGGTGCACATTTTATGAAATTCTGTGGTAAATGGGATATGCAACGTATAGCAGAAAATGCTACACAGTTTGCAGAACTACTACAAAAGAACTATCCAGAAGGAGCAAATAATGCAGTTTGTGGCTAAGCCTGTTTTAGACAATAAGTTTTGGATACTAGAAGACAATGGACAAAAAGTTGGCACTATTCGTAGTAATGAAAATGGTGTTACACTTACTGTTGGTACAAAAAACCAAACATTCAAAGCATTGTCAGAACTAAAACAAAAAATAAAAGTAGATTTTACAGGCAAAGAAGTAGTTAAAAAAGAAACAAAAGAATATGAAGTACACGGTTATGCATGTAAAACAAAACCTCATAATCCCATCTATGATCTAAAAAGAAAACTTCCTTTATACACAAAAACTAGTGATAGCCAAAGTTTCTTTTGTGCAGGGTATTATGTAATACACTGGGAGGACGGTAACCATAGTCCTGCTTATTGTCCTAAACTAATTACACTAAGTAGATACACGTATGATGGCCCATTTAAAACAAAACTAGAAATGCAAGAAACACTAAGAAGAACAAATGGCTAAACCACAATTTCCAACATTAGATAGATTAGCACATGGTTGTATAAACCTTAAACGAGATAGTATGAATATAAATGCACAAGATGCTCGTGCTATTGCTAATGAATACACAAAGTTACTTGAATACATAACAGAGTTACAGGATACTATAATATCTATAAAGACTAATGATGTAATTACTGTAGAAGTAGATAACGGCACATTCTAAAAATAATTAAGTACGTATATTTCTTGCTAAATAATAGTAGCATATTATTAGTGAGATTATAATGAGTAGACCTAAACCTACTGTAATACTAGAAAAAGTAGAAAAAGAAACTTACAAATCTGAGCAAGTATTAGCAAGTGCAGGTATATGGGCAGTATACTATGATAAAAAGCCTATTAACCTAAAAACCTTTAACATGCTTATAAGTTATCCTGGTCCTAAATATAAAAAAGTTTCATTTAGCAATCCTGGTCATGCAATCAATCTTTGTAAAAAATTAAACAAACAATTTGATACAGATAAGTTTACAGTTGTAATTTTAGACAAAGGTAAACAAGTATACCCTTAAAATGCCTACCAAAGACGAGTATACTATTGCATTTAAAGAAAACGACCCAGACAGTAATGATATAGACTTCCAAGATGCATATGTTGTATGGTGGCAAAATCAAAGGCGTGATGGTGGTTTTAGATTAACTCAACAGGGTTGTATGCATTGTATAGATAAACTGGAACTTGAATATTTTGAAATTAAATTAAATGATATTCAAAATACACCTGGATTCCTTTTAGATCTTGACAAATATATAAAAACACCTTATTATATAAAGATAGTCAGAAACATTATAAAAAGTATTGTATTGTTTGATAAAAAGACACATTTTACACTAACTATGTACAATAACGATTTTAAAAAATTTATAAATGCACACAAAATTTAAAAAATGG